TTGTACGAGATGCAGAGCAGCAGGTTTGCATACGAAATTCATTAAAGAATATACCGCTAATCATATTGAGCAAAATAGCATTGATGCTTATGGTTACAATAAAAATGAATTAGTACAAAAGACCTGGAGTTTGCATAGCAACAATGTATCTGGTTATACAAATGGAAATAAAACATATTATATAAACTTATGAAAATACTTTGTATAACTTCTGCCAACTCGGGTGTCGGCTATCATAGAATTATGATGCCAATAGTTAATATGGAAAAAGAGTACGCACTTATTACCGATGTACTTAATGACGAACTATTAGAGCAAGGGTGGGATATTGTGCTTATGAATAGAATGCTTAACGAAATAGATGCAAAGCAAATGGACACTTGGCGCACTAAGTACGGCTTTAAATTAGTAGTCGATAATGACGATTACTGGGAACTTAGCGAAAGCCATTTGTTGTATTTAAGATATAAGTACAATAATATAGGTAAACTAATTACCGATTATTTAGAAGTTGCAGACCTTTGCACCTGCACACACGAAAGGTTGGCAGACGAAATAAGCGTTTTTAATAAAAATGTTCACATATTACCAAACGCATTACCTTACGGTCAAGAACAGTTTGAAGATAACAAGACAGAAGATTACAAAGTAAGATTGTTTTGGAGCGGTAGCGGAACGCACGAGCGAGATTTAGAGATACTTAGGCAGCCGTTTAAAAGGTTACAAGGTATGAACATAAGAACTGTTATTGCAGGTTACAATGACGGAGAGAAGCCTATATGGGATAAAATGATAGATGCCTTCACTTGTGGACTAAAGCTTAATCCTACTATTTACAACTATGCAAAGGTTACGGAATATATGGGTGCTTATACGGATAGCGACATTTCAATTATTCCATTGGTAGATAACAAGTTTAACGCTATGAAGTCAAATCTTAAAGTATTAGAAACGGCTGCTAAAAAGAATCCTGCTATTGTTAGCTATGTCAATCCTTACTTAGATATGCCTGTACATTACGTTAAAAGCCAAAAGGATTGGTACAAACATATAAGAGATTTAGTAAGCGATGCGGATATGAGAAAGGAAAGCGGACAAAAGCTATTTGAGTTTTGCAAAAAGAAGTATAACTTTGACGAGATAAATTTAGACCGAAAGTATATTTATAGTAAACTATGCCAGTAATAAAATGCTCAAACGGGAAATATAGAATAGGCTCAGGCGGTTGCGTTTATGAAACCGAGGAAAAAGCAATGCAAGTTTGGAAGGCTATTCTTGCAGGTGGCAAGTTTGCCGAAAGCTATACCGACTACCCAGAAAGTGCAACTAACAACGCAAAGAGGGCAATAGAATGGGCAGAGAAAAATGGTTGGGGTTCTTGTGGAGAAGCAACAGGCAAAGCAAGAGCAAGACAATTAGCAAATCGTGAGCCAATTAGTAGAGATACGATTGCCCGTATGGCTTCGTTTAAAAGACATCAGCAACATAAAGATGTGCCTTATAGTGAAGGTTGTGGCGGTTTAATGTGGGACGCATGGGGCGGAACTTCTGGTGTTGAATGGGCGATTAATAAGTTAAAAGAGATAGACGAAAAATAATTTGCATACTTAATTTTTTATTATTAACTAACGGAAAAATTAATGGGGAAAGTATGCAGAAACACACACAAATATATTTGCAGGGAATGGGGTATAAAAAAACGGACTTCATTCCTTGCGAAGTGTGTGGATCACAAGCGGTAGATATACATCATATTGAGGCGAGGGGTATGGGTGGAAGCAAAGACAAAGACACGATTGATAACCTAATGGGTTTGTGTAGGAAGTGCCACATAGAATACGGAGATAAAAAACAATATAAAGAGTTTTTAAAAGACATACACGCAAAGAATTATGGCAAAGATTAAAGAAAACAATAACAAAGTTAGCTTTGGCAAACGCAAAAGAGGTTCTGCAAAGAAGTCCTTTAATAAGCATACGCCGAGGGAAAAAGCTTATAGAGGTCAAGGCAGATGAGAAAACTAAACGCTATATGGCTACTCCTCACACATAAAGCTTACTTCCTTGCGGTATGTAAGACAGGTAAAAATGGAGACGATATGACTACCATAGGACATTACACCTATGCAATGGCAGAAACCTTAATAAATAAACATATAGCAGACGTTGACACTTACCTTGATCAAGAAGATGCTTTAGACGAAGCCAATGACATAATAAATGGAATACTATGATACAAAACGTACCAATCAACACAGTAAAAGCAAACCCTAACAATCCCAGAATAATTAAAGATGATAAGTTTGCAAAGCTTGTAAAGTCAATTAACGAGTTCCCACAAATGCTAAACCTTAGACCTATTGTTGTTAATGACGATATGGTTGTACTTGGTGGCAATATGAGATTAAAGGCTTGTAAGGAAGCAGGACTTAAAGAGATACCTATCATTAAAGCAAGTGAATTAACTGAAGAGCAACAAAAAGAGTTTATAGTTAAAGACAACGTAGGCTATGGAGAATGGGATTGGAACGAACTTGCTAATAATTGGGACGCAGATCAATTACAAGATTGGGGTTTAGATATACCCGGCTTTGATGCCGAAGTTATAGAAGCTGAGGAAGATGATTTTGCAGTTCCAGACGGGGGAATAGAAACCGATATAGTATTAGGAGATTTATTTGAGATAGGGGAACACCGATTGCTTTGTGGAGATAGTACGGATAGCGACCAAGTGGCAAAGTTAATGAACGGGCATAAAGCTGATATGGTATTTACAGACCCTCCTTATGGTATAAGCCATAGCGGTAAGGGAATTAAAGGTAGTGCCAAAGAAAATGATTTTGGAGAAATATTAGGAGATAATGATGTAACTGTTGCAGTAGATGCTTTTAATTTATGTCAATCTTTATTTGTTGATGCAACAATGATTTTTTGGGGTGCAAATTACTATTCATCTTGTTTGCCAAACGGCTTTGGGTGGTTAGTGTGGGATAAGGAAAGAGAAGGCGATACTTTTAGCGGAGCAGAATTAGCATTTGTTAATAAAGGAGTTAAAGTAGATGTATTTAGACATCAATGGCACGGAATGATTAAAGGTAGCGAGATGGGAGAAAAAAGAGTACACCCTACGCAAAAGCCTATTGCATTAGTTGAATGGTCTTTTAACAATTACAAAGCAGGTAATAATATTTTAGATTTATTTCTTGGCTCTGGAACAACAATGGTAGCATCACATCAAACAAAAAGGAAGTGCTACGGAATGGAACTTGACCCTAAATATTGCCAAGTGATAGTAGACCGAATGATTAAACTTGACCCGACATTAGAAGTTAAAAGGAATGGTCAGCCTTATGTTAAAACAGAATAATAACAGAATGAGCAAAGAACACTTAATACCTTTCAAACCAGGACAATCCGGAAACCCAAACGGCAGACCTCGTAAGTATGTAAGCCTACTTAAAGAGCAAGGATATAAACTTGCTGAGATAAACGATACCATACAAGCTATGATGTCAATGGACTTAGAGGAACTTAAAACAGTATGGGATAACCCGAAGGCAACGATACTTGAAAAGACGATAGCAGCAGCTATGCGTAAAAGTTTAGAGAAGGGCAGCCTTTATAGTTTAGAAACTTTGCTTACCCGTGTTTATGGTAAGCCTAAAGAACAAATGGATATCCAAACAGATAACAGGATAGAGATAGTATTTGTAGACGGCAAGACAATTCTTTAATGCGGATAGAACTACCTAACGGACATATAAACCAAAAGAAGATACTTGAGTGCGAAGCCAGGTACATAGTTGTTATGTGTGGGCGAAGGTTCGGCAAATCGGAACTATCCCAGATCAAATGTATTACAACCGCAATCAAAGGCGGTCAGGTTGCTTACATAACCCCTACCTATAAATTGGCTAAGGTATTCTTTGAGAAGTTATGCAATAGCCTTCCCTTCCCTAATAACAAATCGGACTTAAATATTAGCTTTCCTAATGGTGGCAAGGTCGAGTTCTTTACAGGCGAACGCTTGGATAATCTAAGAGGGCGCAAGTTTAACCTGGTAATAGTAGATGAGGCTTCGTTTATACCTAACCTTGAAGATGGGTGGCTCAACTCAATAAGACCTACCTTAACTGACTACAAGGGTAAAGCTATATTCCTTAGCACCCCTAAAGGCAAAAACTACTTCTTTAGTTTGTTTAGCAAAGCCGAACCCGATTGGCAAAGCTTTAAATTCACTACATACGATAACCCTTACATAGACCCACAAGAGATAGACGATGCTCGTAGGCAACTACCTGAGGTTGTGTTTGAGCAAGAGTATATGGCAAACCCTGCTGAGAACGCAGCAAACCCTTTTGGTAGCCAATACATTCGCAAATGTATACACCCAGTAACAACAATGCCAATTGTAGCTTATGGGATTGACCTTGCGAAGTCAGTCGATTGGACTGTTATCGTAGGCTTAGACGAAGATGGAAACGTGGCTTATTTTGACCGCTTCCAAATGGATTGGCACAATACTAAGCAAACTATCCTTAGGCTGCCTAAATGCCCTATCCTTGTCGATAGTACAGGGGTTGGCGACCCTATCCTCGAGGACTTACAAAGAGAAGGGGTAATGATACAGGGTTTAAAGTTTACAAGTTCAAGTAAGCAGCAGCTAATGGAAGGCTTACAGGCTGCCATACATCAAGGTAAGATAGGCTATCCTGAGGGAATAATAAGCCAAGAGTTAGAAGTATTTGAGTATATGTACACGGCAACGGGGGTAAAGTACTCAGCACCTTCGGGCTTTCACGATGATGCAGTTATGGCTTTGGCTTTGGCTTGGCAGAACTTCAGCCTTAAACGTGGCACGGGTAGGTATAACTTCCTATAATTTACCGCTTATCCTTAATATTTACCGCTCATCACAATTTTTAAAAAAAGTTTGCTCATTTGATTGTGGAATGTGAAAAGGTTGTATATTTGATATATCAATTAACCACAAAAACAAAACACAATGATTAAGGCTTTTCAAATTTACAAAGAAGGTACAACTGATTTTTGGATTACAATTTTAATTCCTGAAGCAGAATTTACAATAGAATTATTACAATTTAAACTTACTAAGTTCTTAAGTTTAGGTTACCAAGTACAAATGATTAACACACAAAACTAAACACAATGAAAAAAGAAACCGCACAACTTTTAGCCGTATTTTTAGTAGCTTGTTACCTTATTGGACAATTACAAGATATCTACTCAAAATGATTTACGCTATTTGCCTTCTGCTAATTGCAACAGGTTTTGTAATGGCAGCATTATTTGACTACACAATTAAACACAATGACCCAAAGTACAAAAGATTACATAGACAAGTATTACACAAGTGAGCCGATAAGCATAATGATGAATAACATTGATGCTACCTATCTTGAGATACTTACCTATTGCAACGAGAAGGGTTACGAACCTTCTAAGCGTAGATTAAGGAAACCAGAACATAAGTCAGAAATCGGCTTTTTTGACATAGATAATTACAAACCCGAAACAATATAAAATGGAACTTCAACAAATCTTTGAAACAACAAAAGAACAAAGGACTGAGTTTACCTACCAATTAATTGAACGCTTAAACGCAGGGGAACTTGACCCGTTAAAAACACATCTTCAGGTTAAAGCCTTAGAGGATATGCTCGAAACCCTAAAGGCAAACAAGGACTATAAAGATGCCGTATTACAAGCAGCCGTACTTAATGGCAAGGACTTTGAGTATATGAGCGCAAAGTTTAACATTAGAGAAGTAGGGGTTAAGTATGACTTTAGCAAATGTGAAAGTCCTGCTTACGAGGAGATAATGACCGAGTACAATAGCGCAGCTAAAGCCAAAAAGGATATGGAAGAGTTCCTTAAAAAAGTTCCGCATCAAGGGTTAGACATTATTAACGGAG